GCAAATACTATATTTTATAAACGATTATTAACAAATTATATATACTATTAAAATGGGAGAAATAAAAAAGAAAGTAGAAGTGCCTAATGATTGGAGTGGTATTTCAATCAGAATGTACCAAAGGTTTGAGGGGTTAAAAAACAAAAAACTAAACAAAGAAGAATTTAACTTTGAATTATTAGCTATTGTTTGTGGAATAGAAAATGAGATGGCAAAAACGATGGAGGTCAAAAGCCTTAATAAGGTTTTAAAATCTTTGATGTTTTTAGAAAAAGAACCTGAAACAGAGGGTTTGCAAAAAAGGGTAGAATGGGATGGAGTTAAATATGGTTTTATACCTAATCTTAGCGAGATAACAATGGGAGAGTATATTGATATTGAGAACCATTGTAAACAAGCTCATAAGAACCTACATAAGATTATGAGTATACTATATAGACCTATTGTTAAGGAAACTAAAACAAGGTATAGTATAGAGCCTTATAGCCCAAGTGAAGAAATAGAGGAGTCCTTTTTGGACTTTCCAATACTTCCCTCGATGTCAGCATTGAGTTTTTTTTTTCATTTAGGGAAAAAACTACCAGTAGCTTCCGTCAGATATTCGAGGGAGGAGAGGGAGAGGTTGAGGAGAAAAGCTTAACTGGTAAATGGGGGTGGTATAATATCATATTTGCTTTAGCAAATGAGGATATTACAAAAATAAAAGAAGTAACAGAATTAGAGTTGTATTTAGTATTGACCTATTTATGTTACCAACAAGATAAACAAAGTACAAAGAAAAATAACTATGGTGACTTTCAAAAACGTAATAGATGATTTTAGCAATATAGCTACTAATCATTATTTAATAAACTCTTTTCATTCAGGTTTCCTAGATGAGGTGGATGTGAACAAACTTGACCAATCAGATTTTCCTATTCTTTATTGTGAGCCAGGAGTGGCTACTATTGATATGGGTGTACTAACATATTCATTTACCATCTTTGTTTTAGATATGTTAAAAGAAGATTTATCAAACAGGAATGATGTGTGGACAAACACCCTTGAAATAAGTCAAGATATTATAGCTGAATTTAGACAAAACCTAGCTTTACAAACTTCAGGAGGAGATAGTGGGAAGAAGTTTAGCTACGTTACTGATGAGGCTGTTTTAGAACTTCCAATAAGTACCGAACCATTTACTGCTAGATTTGCTAATATTTTAACAGGATGGAGTTCTAGTATGTCAATACAAGTAAACAATGCTAATAACCTTTGTAATGCTCCTATAGAGCCTTCAGATAATAACCCTAATACATAATGGCTGTAGTATTTAGATTAAGAGGACCAGATGGCAAATATGTAAAAGGAGAGGCTAAAAATGTAGAAAAGGCTATGGCTAGTTTTGGCTCTAATGTTATAAAACAAGGTAGAGCTATACTTAATCAAAAAGGAAAAAGAACACAAGGAAACGCTTTATTTAATCAGTATCACTATACAATGAGTGGCACAAATAGTACCATAACAATGGGATTTGATTTTGGGGATGCTAATGATTATTGGCAATTTGTAGACCAGGGAGTAGAAGGTACAGGTGGAGCAAAACAAGGAAGAACAGCAAAAGGAAAACAAAGTGCAAGAGGTGGAACGGGAGTAGCAAGAGGTAAAGGTAGTGATTTTAAATTTAAGTATGACAACCCAAAAGGAGATTTAGTAACTGCTATTAGAGGATGGATAAAGAACAAGCCAATAAGTATAGGAGATAGCAATGAAATAGGAACAGCTTTTGCAATAGGGTATTCAATTAAAAGGCGTGGTTTAGAAAGAACTATGTTTTATACTAGACCAGTAACAAAAGCTCTTAAAACGCTTCCTGATGAGCTTACAGAGGCATTTAGATTAGACTTTAGTAAAGTAATAAACAAGCTACCAAGTAAGGTATTAATAGAAACAGCAGAATAAAATGGGATATACAATAGAACAGAAACCAAATCAACTAGCAGCGACAAATAGCCCTATGGTATTTGTATTAAAAGAAAGTGATTCAGCTATATACAACGCTACTAAATTTAGATATATAGCCCAAGTCTATATAAGCACAACAGATGAGTCTACTTGGGTAGAAAAGGCTAAATTAAAAATACATAAAAACGCATCAAATGTAGGTATAGTAGATGTACATAAAATAGTTAGAAGCTATTTAGAAACACAAACAAAAGTGTCTATTGAAAACCCAGGTGGAACATTCACTGAACAGACAGGAATTACAGGCAACATACATTGTGTCGGAATAGGCTCTACAGCTAGACCTTTCTCATCTAACACAAGCCAATTAATAGGAGTTAAATTAGTAGGTGGTTATGAAAAGTCAACATCAGCGACTACTGCACCATCAGAATCATTAACCCTAGCGAACACAATAATATATGCAACAAACTCATCCACACCATTTACACAATTAGATTCAAATGTAGGAGGGTTAGATAAAGATGGTACTAACAACCCTATGCAACAATATATACCATATAGTAGCACTAGGTCTTTCTTGACAAATGCTCCTACAGCTCAATTTGTAAGAGGAGGAGATGCTCCAGCTGATAATGTAGATAGAGGTACAGTTGCCTTTATACAAGATGGTAATACAGTTTTAATAACTGATGGTGACCCTGTTGTAAGAATATACATACAATACCATCAAGCAGATGGAACAAGCATTGGTACTCATTGGTTTGTTAATGAACTAGCAAATGGTGGTATAGCCACCGCTGATGATGTGAGAAATAGCTTATTGTACTTTGGTTGTGGAACAGCTAATCTAGAAGCTCAAACAGATAATACAGGTGCTAGACCTAGTGAAAATGATGGTTGGGCGTATTATAGAATATGGGGAGCAAATGGCTCAGGAACTCCTGAAACACAACACTACTATTTTTATAAATATGGTAGTGGAGCAAGTGGAATAGATGATAGGCACCAAAGCTGTACAAGGTTTGATAATATTAGACTTGCTTGGGTAAATAGATTAGGAGCTTGGGATTATATGAACTTCAGGGGTAAATCAAAAGAGAGTGTAGATATAACAAGAACCGATATTGCTAAAGTTTCAGGCACTTGGGATAGTGCTACATTTTCTTATGAAAATCAGGATAGGGGTAAACAAACTTTATATACTGAAGCTAAGAGAAAATTAACTATTAATAGCGATTGGTTAAATGAAGATGAGGGAGCTTGGTTAGAAGAACTATTCACCTCTACTAATGTTCAAATATTAGGAGATAGTAATATAGTATACCCTGTTATTGTAACGGATAAAGCATACACTAAAAAAACAAGTGTAAATAATAAAATCAAAATACAATATACAGTCAATTTAGAGTACGCTAATAAAGTAAGAACAAACAGCTAATGGATGTAAGATTAGTAGCATATCGTAGAGAAACAACAGCATCAGGAACTTATGATTTAAAGAACTATGAGTTGGACTTACAAAAGAATCCTAATGTTGTAGTAAATTATAATTTTCTTGATTTACAAAATCCTGAAAATAGAAAAACTAATTTTAGTCAAACTCTTAAGTTACCATTTTCAGACAATAACAATCAATTTTTTGAAAATTGGTTTGATGTCAATTTAGATACTTTGGTTTATAATAGCAAGACTAAATTTGAGGCTATTCTTTTAATTGATAGTATTCCACAATTAAAGGGTTTTATTGAATTAAAATCTATTTATTTAAATGCTAGACTTTATGAAGTTGCTTTATTTGGAGATACTGCAAACTTCTTTACTGAGATAAAAGGCAAGAAGTTAAAAGATGCTTTTCTAGTAAATGATGAAGATGATGTAGATGTTCAATTATTAAGCCAAACCCTTGACCATAATTTAACTTTACAGAACATTAAAAACAGCTGGACTTCACCAGGATTAACTGGCGTTTTAGGTAATACCACAAATGATGTAATGTACCCTATCATAGACTGGGGTCATACAATAAATCCTTATAGTAGTGCTATGTTTTGGAGTCCTAGCGATTTATGGACAATGAATGAAGATGGTGGTGATAATTCTCAAGTATTAGATACCTATGGTTTTGTTCAAGCCTCTCATTTAAAACCTGCTATACGAATACAAAGGTTGTTACATATAATAGCAATAAAAGCAGGTTATCAAATTAAAAGCACATTCTTAGGAATAGATGACACTAATGCTAGTACACCAATCACAGATACTCAATGGTTTAGCAGATTGTTTATGACTTTATCTACAGAGACTGAAAGAGTGCAAACCTTACACAATACAAGTGAGGGTAGTGAAGCACCTTTTGTTGGATTTGAGGTAAATATGAGTAGCCCTCAGACAGATACCATTCCAATACAGGCTACAAGTTTAGCACTATACTTTGACTGGGTAACTACAATGTTTGATAGCTTTATAGTTAATAATGAAGTATATGACCCCAATAATTTATATAATGACCAGCTACTTGACTGGGGTGTGGCTGGCGTTCCAGGATTTCCTAATACTCCATCTATTAGAATACCTGATAGTAATGGAGATAATGCTTTACTGCCTAGTGGCACAATAACTGTAAGAGCAACTATAGATATAAGTATTGAACCTCTTTCCACAGTGGAGGGTCAGCAAGTAGACAATGTGACTTTAGCTTTTAGATGCTTTAATCAAGGCACAGGAACATTTGTAGGTTATAGTCCTTTTCTGGTAGTAAATACAGGAATGGATGAAAACAATGTTTATCAGCAGGAATGGGAGCTAGAAGCTACTCCAGGAACTATATATTATTTTGCGATTGATGTAATTCCTAATATAGTATCTGAAGAAGTAGGTAATGATTTTGTAGAGATGACTATAAATTCTTGCACAATAAAAACTATAGAAACAGGCGAAGTTGGATTAATGGGGGGTGGCTTAAATGGTGAGGTGCAAATGTTTCATAATATGCCTGATATAACACAATCAGATTTTATAAAAGATTTGATAAACAGATTTAATTTAGTTATAAATACAGACCCTGATAATGAAAAGCTATTATTAATAGAGCCTTACAATGATTATATTACAGCAGGTGACACAAAGTATTGGACTGACAAACTAGATGTGTCAAAAGAACAAGTAATTAAAAACACAAACAAACTACAATATAAACACTTAAAATTTAGCGACTTAGAAGATAAAGACATTTTAAATCAAAGATATACTGATGCGTATAAGGTAGTATATGGAGAGTATAATGAATTTAGACAGAATGATTTTGCAGGTAAAGAGTTTAAAAACTTTAGTGTAATGTCTCCTTTTATTGCACAAGGTATTGGTCAATGGGGTATCGATGGAATACAGGGTTCTTTTCAGGGTGCAAATGTTGCAGTAGCATCTTGCTATGAGGCAGCAGAAGGAGAGGGAGGGAAGCCTATTGAAGGAATGAAGCCAAAGCTATTTTATTATAGTGGTACTCCTGTGGATGTTGAAGGCTCTAATCCAATAACGGGAACACCTTTTAGTTTTAATATACTATCCTCTCAATACCTAGAGGTTCAGACCGATTCAATAAGTACAGACAATAAGTTCCCTTTATGTTTACAATACAACCTAGATACTTTAGGTGCTGTAGCCACAAACACCAAAATATTAAATTGGACTTATTATACACCAAATTTTAATTCAGGCTTTACTTATAATTTCTTCGGTGATGTTTATAGCACACACGGATATTATAATGATTATTGGGCTCAGTATATTAATGAGATATATTCTGATGAGGCAAGGATAATGGAGTGCTATTTAAACTTAACCCCTGAAGACATTATGACCTTTTCAGGCTCAGGTTTTCAAAGCACATACTATATAAAAAATACATTATGGAGAATTATAAATATTAATAATTATTTAGTAGGTGGTAATAAATCTACTAAAGTTACTTTATTGAAAGTAATAGATAAATTAGTATATGATTGTGGAGCTGAACCTACTTTTTTGGCTACAGGTCAAATAACCTTTACAGATACTGCTACAGGCTCTCCTACTCAAATTACAAACCAATGTTGTGAGAATGTAAATGATAGTTGGGTTTTTACAGAAACCAATAACACAACAGGAACAGGTACTTGCTGGGCTTTTAATCCTCAAGCAAATGTGTTTAATGAGGTTGATGTAAATGGTAATACCCCTACTCAATTACCAATGCCTTCTTTAATGCCTAATTTAGAAACAAACTTTAATATACAGAGTACGATGGGCAGTGGTAATAGTACCACATTTTACTTACAGGCTATAACAGCAGATTCTAGTACAGCAAATAACTTTACTTATAGTGGAATACAAAGTCAAATTTTAGTATTACCACCATCATCAATGAGCTATGTAAAAATATCTTTAATAGGTAGCATAGTGTCAGGCACTAATTCAAGTAAATGTGGATATTTAGAGTATGATACAGTATTAGTAAGTAGAAATCAGTTCTCATCTTATATTGGTTCAGCAGGTGGAACATTATTAAAAACAAACAAAGACACTGCTTTTACTACTCCAACAGTTTCTTTTACAAATTTTGATAGTAGGAATTTTTGGTCTCCTACAATTACAGGGGGTGCAAATGAACAAGTAAGTTGGATAGCTAAAGTAGAGATTATACAACAACCTTTAGGAGACCCTGGAGGCGTTATAGTTCCTACATCTAAAGCGTTATATCAAAACTCAACAGGTATATTATTTGAAAATTTAAACAATTTAGAATGGAATTAAAAGAGGTTAAAACAATAGGTGAAACAATACCATTAATATTAAAAATTTTCACAACAAGAGAATTTCCTGATAGTGATTTTTATTTTGCCTATGGGCAAGAGGAGTACACTAGGGACTTAAAAAAAGTAGTAAAACAATTTAAAAGACAATTTAAAAAAACATTTAGAGAATGGCAGTAGGTAAAAAAGAGATGGTATTAGTTTTTAAAGTAGCTGCAGCAAAGGCTCAAAAAACTATAAAATCAGTTGGAACAGGTTTAAAAACAGTAGGTAGCAGTAGCAAGATAGCAAGGGGTGGTTTAAATATGTTATCGGTAGGTTTTAAAAAAGTGGGAATGGCTTTAAAGGCAGCAGGTATTGGTTTGTTCATTACTATACTATCACAAATGACAGGGCTTTGGAGTTCCAACCAAAAAGCATCAGACACCTTTTCTAGGATAATGATAAAACTAAAACCTGTTTTTAAAGCTGTAGGTGATGCTATTGCTTTTGTTGCAGGTATATTAGAAAGTTTAATTGATATGTTCACCAGTGCTGTAGGATGGATAGGAAAGCTAATAGGTGTCAATATGAGTGCTACAAGTTCTGCGGCAGACTTTGCAGACGCTTTAGTAGACCAAAGGAATAAAGTTAAATTATTAGAAAGTGAGTTAGCATTATTACAACTACAATACCAAAGGGATGCAGAGTTAATGCGACAAATAAGGGATGATGAAATGCTTTCTATAGATGATAGAATAAAGGCTAATTTTGAATTGGGTAAAATTTTAGAGGAACAATTAAGAGTAGAGAGGGCAGCAGCTGGAGAGATGTTACTCCTTGCAGAGATGGAGTTAAGCATGGATAAGGAGAACATAGATTTACAAAAAGCTTTACTTGACGCTAAAGTAAAGTTAGCAGAAATAGATGAAAGGATAACAGGGCAAAGGTCAGAACAATTAGTTAATCTAAATTCTTTAGAAAGAGAGAGAGATGCTCAAAATAAAGAAGCTGCAGCCAAAAGGCAGGAGCAATTAAAGAAGGAACAAGAGATGTTGGAAGGCTTGCTTGAATTACAAAATGAAGATATAAAGCAAAAGAAAGAAATTAATAGAACTATTAATGAACAATTTGAAAATGCTGAAGAACAAAACAAAAAAATAATAGAAGAACTAGAAAGGAAAAAACAAGTTGAATTAAACAATTTAAAGAACAGCAAGGCTATTGCAGCAGAAAATGTCAAAATACAACAAGAATCAATAGAGCAACAACAAGCTGACCTTGAAGAAGAAGAAAGAATTAGAAAAATTAAAGAACAACAACTAAAAATTCATCTTAGTATGAGCCAGTCTAGTATGAAATTTCATCTGCAAGAACTAAGGCAACTGTCAGGCACAGACTTTCTCGGACTTGATGAACGGGCTATTAAAAACCTTCAGAATACACAAATAAATTCTTTAGAAGATTTAGAGGAGTATAAGAAAAAATTCAAGGAAGTTATAGAAGAACTCTCTGATAAAGGAAAACAAATAGAGGGTAGTGGTCTTCATTCGGTATTTGGTGAAGCGATACTTAACGAAGTAGGGCAGGTGCAAAGCGAGTTCACTAAGATGTATGGTGAAATAGGGGAACTTGCAGATGAAATTAATGCCGATGTGGGTAGCAATGCTCAGGGCATAATAGATATTTCTCAAGAAAGTCTGAACCAGTCCAACCAAATTATAACAGGCTACAAGTCCTCAGAAGCGGAAATTATAAGTAGGTATGACCAAGAGATTGCAGATGCTAAAGAAGGTTTAATAGATACAACTACAATACTACAAGAACAAGCGAATGAAAGGTTACTTTTACATTTTGAAACAGCAAAGGAAAAAGAGATACGACTAGCGAAAGAGAAATACGCTAGCTTGTTAGGAGATGCTGAAAACAACGCAGAAGCTACAGCAGACCTTAAACAAGAGGAGGTGGATGCTTTAGCAGCAATAGAACAAAAGTATATAGATGAAGAAGAAAGAAAGAAAAAAGACTTTTATAATTTTAAAGAAACAGAAGAAATAAGTGCAAGGCAAAAAGAGTTAAATGATTTAACAGCACACCTAGACCAGATACTAGCACTAGAAGGACTTACTGATGAAGAAAGATTATTAGCACAAGAAGAATTTATAAGAAGGTCTGACGAGATTAATGACAACCACGATGCGTTAGAGTTAGAAAAGAAAGAAAACAAACGAAGGGAACTAGAGGATATGGCTTTGCAAGGTATGAATACGATTGTTAAAATATCAGGAGAGAGTGCTAAAAAAGAAATTGCAGAATTAGAAAAAAAGTTTAAAAATGGAGAGATAAGTGAGGAGGAGTTTAATAAGAAAAAAAATGCAATAGAAAAGAAACAAGCTAAAAAAGAAAGGAACGCAGCATTAATACAAATTGCAGTAGATACAGCAAGGGGTATCTCGGCAGCTGTGGCAGCAGGTGCAGGATTAACTTTCCCTGCAAATTTAGGAGCAATAGCATCAGGGGTTTTGGCAGTATTGAGTGGGGTGGCAGGTGCAAAAGCAGCAATGAATGATGCTTCAGGAGTGGATAGCGTTGACACTGGGGGTGATGATGATACAGAAGATGAAGCAGGAGGAGTTCCAAGAGTAACCTTTGGAGCAGTGACCTCAGATGCTCCACCTGTTCAAGCGTATGTGGTAGAAAGTGATGTGAGTGGAGCTCAGGCTTTACAATCAGAACTTGATTTACAAAGCACCCTGTAAACAAAATATTAACTTTTAATATATACTATTACAATGGCAGAAAAAAAGATAAAAAAAAGACTGGTGGAATTAATCATAGATGAAGACTCAGAAAGGTTTGGGGTTGAAGCTATAAGTTTAGTTGAGTTCCCAGCCATCGAAGAAAACTGGGTATTCTTTAATAAAGACAATTTCCTGTCCTTAGCAAAATTAGATGAAGAAAAAAAAACCCTCGTTGGTGCTGTACTAATTCCTGAAAAAGAAATACCTAGATACGACCAAGAACTTGATGAAGAGTATGTAGTATACTTTAGTAAGGAAACTATTAAAAAGGCTCAGGAGCTATTTATGGGCACTCTAAGGAATAATAACGCTACCTATGAACATAAGACACCTATTGATGGATTGACTGTTGTAGAGAGTTGGATTAAAGAAGATGAAAAATTTGATAAGTCATCACAATTTGGATTTGAGAAAATGCCTATCGGAACTTGGTTTGTAAAAATGAAAGTTAATAATGATGAGGTTTGGGATAAAGTAAAGAAAAAAGAAATAAGAGGATTTAGCATCGAGGGATATTTTACGGATGTTTTAATTGAGGCTTCTAAAAAGAAAGCATATAAAGACATAGAAAGTAATATAGCAGTAGTAGGAGCTTTAGATGGAGAGCCTTTGTTCGCTACTAAAGAAGAAGCTGAGGCATATGCTAAGTTATTTAAGAATTGCGAAGGTTACCACGAACACGAAGAAGAAGGAGTAGTAAGATATATGGCTTGTGAAAAGCATTCAGAAGCTACTGAAATGAAAAAAAGAAAATATAAAAAGAAAAAGAAATACACAAAAGAAGATAGAATAAGTGATGAGGATTTGTTAGACAGAATAAGAATGATTATAACTCAGGATGAAACAGACCAATTTGAGTTAATGAAAGAATACATTACGAAAAAGGCTTTAGCTAAATATCCTTGGAAACAATGTATCGCTGATATGAAAAAAAGGTACGGAAAAGAATCTGCTGCTAAAATATGTTCAGCTATAAAAAAGGGTACTGTAAAAAGGTAGCCTGTAAACAATATTAAATTAATTATATATAATTATAAAAATACTATTACAATGAAAGACACGTTAGAAAAAATCAAAACTTTATTGTCTATTGATAATAAAGAATCTAAGGAAGTTAAAATGTATGCTGAAATGATATTAGATGATGGCAGAGTTGTAGCTACTGAGGATGAACAATTTATGATTGGTTCAGAAGTCTTTGTAGTAAATGATGATGGTGAAGCTAGTTCTTTATCAGCAGGTTCATATACTATGGAAGATGGAGCTAAAATGACCATTGATGACAATGGCAAAATACTAGATTTAGGCGAAGAAAAAGAAGCTGAGGATGTAGAGGCTGAAGAAGAAGATAAAGAAGAAATGGCTTCAGAAGCAGAAGATACTGACTGGGCTAAAACTTTTGAAGAAATGAAAGATAGAGTTGCAGCTTTAGAAAAAGAAGTATTCGGAGATAAAGCTGAAGAAGAAACTGAGGATTTATCTAAAGAAGAGGTTGTAGAAGAAAAAGTAGAAATGTCAAAAGATATGGTCACTAGCTTAGTAGAAGAAATAGAACATTTAAAAACTAAGCTATCAGAAATGGAAGAACAACCAGGAGCTGAGGGTTTTACTCACAATCCTGAAACAAACACTAAATCAAACAAAGTAGATTTAGGTAAAATGTCAATTAATGACAGAGTTAAATATTTAATAAATAATTAAAAAAAATGGAAAAAGTAAATAAAAATGAAGTTATGAAACTTGCTACCAACAAACGATATGAGTTTGATATTACTGTAAATAGTGATACTTATGCAGGTGTTCATAGTTTACCGTATGTAACTGCTGCGTTAAGAAGTCCTGACACAGTTGCTAAAGGATATGTAAGGACTATAGATGGATTAACTAAATCTGCTGTAATTAATAATATTGCTTCGGCAAATCCTATTGTTTCTGCAGCTTGTTCATTCTCAAGTGGTAATGACACTTCTACTTCAGAGCAAATTCTTACGCTTACCGACTTAAAAGTAAACGAGGAAATTTGCAGGGGGACAATTTTCCCTACCTGGATGGGGCAAGGAATGGACAGAAATGGAAACTTACCTCAAAATTTTGGAGATTTCTTATTGCAAGTAATTGCTAGTAAGGCTGCTGCTCAATTAGAGATTGGTATTTGGCAAGGAGCTTCTCCTTTTGGAACAGGTTTCTTATCAGATGATGGAACACAGGATGAAACAGGAGCAGATGCTTCAGCGTGTAAAGACTTCACAGAAGTTGATTTTGCTGATGCTTTAGCTGCTTCAGACATTCTTACAGATATGGCTTCTGTATATAATGCTGCTGCAAGTGACATCTCAGGAATATTAACAAAACCAGGAGTTGGATTCTATATGAATAACAAGACTTATGGTTTCTATATTCAAGCTTTAGCTGCTGCAGGTTCTAATCAAGGACAGGTTTCAGGAGCAGGGTTTAATTTGAATGGAGATAATATGACTTACTTCGGATTCCCAATTTACAGATGCCCTGGAATGTTCAACGATACTATTCTTTTCACTTATCCTGAGAATTTAGTATTCGGAACTAACCTAGCTACGGACTGGACTGAAGCAAGGCTGATACCGACATATGAATACGATGGCAGCGATAATGTAAGAGTTGTTATGAACTTCGCTGTAGGTGTACAGACTGCTGTAGCTACAGATGGTGTTTATGGTTCAACTGTTTGGACTTAATAGTTAATTAATTAATGAGGGTGCGAAATACCACCCTCGTTTTTTATAATGTTTAATAATATAAAATAAAAATAAAATGGCTTGTACTTTAACGAAAGGACTGACGGTTGGCTGCAAGGATTCCATCGGGGGATTGAAGGCAATATTTTTTGTGTCTACATATTCTTCTGAAATTCGTTCCGCTGCTACATTTAATGGTACCGATGTACTACAAATGGACACAGCAGGATTCACAGGATGGAGTGCTTACGGAGTACCAACAGGTTCAACAGTAACAGTATTTAAATATACTTTAAGACCTAACCTATCTTCAATGACTGTAAATATCAATAGCGACCCTGCAACAGGAACTACTTGGTTTGAACAAACATTATCCCTAACTCTACAAAAATTATCAGTAGCTCAAACAAATGAGTTAAAATTAATTTGTTATAATAGAGCGCAGGTATTTGTTCAGGATGTAAACGACAATGTATTCTTACTAGGTATGGATAACGGAGTGGATGTTTCAGGTGGAACAGCTGTGACAGGAGCAGCAAAGAGCGATATGCCAGGTTATACTTTAGAATTAAGAGCAGAAGAAAAAGACCCTATGATTTGGATTAAACCAACTTCAGGTGGTGGAACGGACTATCCGTTTGACCAATTAGGTGATGCTGATGCTGACTTAACTATTGTAGCATCTTAATTAATAAATCGTTACTCAATATTATTAAAGGGTAGTCTTAACGGATTACCCTTTTTTATTAAATAAATTTTATATTTAACTAAATAGTATAAAGTTTTCTTTACAAAACTTACATTTGCAAACGAATTAATTATATTTATATATACTATTAAAAGACAAATATTATGGCTTGGAAAGTAAAAAAAGAATATGAAGGCAAAACAGTGCCAAACTTCAGAATACCTTTAGATGAACTAAATCAAAAGACTATCAAAGCATTACCAGAAAGCGTTAGGAATGGGTACTTTGAACAAGATGCTCCTAAAGCAAAAAAGAAAAAAAAGGAAATTAAAATAGAAACAGAATCTTATGATACTTATACAGACTAATGGGAACTAAAATTGAGTGGATAGAAATAGATGAGGAGCAAAAAAAGGAGTTAGACAAAAAACTTCTAGAGGCTAATAGTGAAGAAGAAGAAAAGCAGTTATATAAAGAGTATTATTCTAAAATATTTAAAAAGGTATAATGTCAGTATATAATTTAAATCTTGAGGGTACTATGCCCCCTACTGTCTTAGGTGGTACTGTTATATTCTATGAAAATTTATCTAGTCTTGTAGATATAGCAAACACTAAAAATTTGATAGCTTTATGCAGAGCAAGAAAGACTAATATTACTAGATTTGTTTCTTGCTATCCAAATGGTGGAAGCGGTGATGCTGATGACCCTACATACAACTCTAATTCTAGATATTGGCAGTTTGGAATCACGTTTTTATATGGAACTCCTGGAATAGCAGGAACGTATGATGTATATGGTTATAGGCAACAAAGTATAACAGTTATGCCTTTTATGGATATAATAGATATAGATTTATATTACGCTGATTCAAATACTTTTGCAATAGCATCTTTAACTAAAATAGAGGGAACAAGTATAGTTGTTAATTTAACAGTAGATGAAACGTATATACATAAAGGAGATTTACCTATTACTTACTATACAGAATATACTGATAATGATGTTGATGATGTTATTCCAGGGTCTACTGGAGAACCAAGCTCTGCAGATGAAGAATTAGATGCTCAATATGGAACTCAAATATGGCAAGTTTAAACTATGAAAAAGAAAAATAATACAGAAATATCAGTAATACATTTAGCAGAGTTTAATTTGCCACAAGTTACTGAGGCAGCAAATAAAGATTGGATTCAATTTGGCACAGATAATATGTACCCTCAATATCTACTTGAATTATACAATGGTAGTAGTATAAACAACGCTATTATAAAAGGTGTTTCAGCTATGATATACGGAGAGGGATTAGATGCTACTGATAGGCAAGATAGTGATGAGCATAAAGAACAATGGTTGCGACTAACCTCACTACTAGGACATTCACAAAAAGACCTTTTAAAGTGTTTAACTTTTGATTTAAAATTGTTTGGAATGTGTTATGTTAATACGATATGGAATAAACCTAGAACAAAGATTGTGGAAATGTATCATATCCCTGCACAATATATAAGAAGTGGAAAAGCTGATAGTTATGGTAATGTAAATGAGTATTATTATTCAGCAGATTGGACTAATACTAGAAAGCACAAACCAAGAACATATAAAGCGTTTGATGAAAAGGACAGAACAAGTGCAAGTCAAGTATTATGCATCAAGGATTACTCTCCTGGAAGTCATTACTATTCACTACCTGACTATCAGGGTTCAACTTCTTACATACAGCTTGATATGGAAATTGCACAATTTCATCTCAGTAATATCAAGTCAGGAATGTTCCCGAGTATGGCAGTAAATTTTACCAATGGAGTGCCGACACAAGAAGAAAGAAAAACTATAGAAAGACAGATTAATAATAAATTTGGCGGTAGTGGGAACGCTGGCAAAATACTCATCACTTTCAATGATGGCCGAGACACCTCTCCTGAAATAATTCCTATTAATGCAAATGATAATTCAGACAGCTATCAATTCTTGTCTACTGAAACTACTAGAAAAGTGCTGACAGGACACCGTGTGACAAGTCCGTTGCTATTCGGAGTCAAAGGAGATGGTAGTGGCTTCGGTAATAATGCTGATGAGCTAAGAGATTCTTTTAGTTTGTTTATGAACTCTGTGGTAAAACCAATGCAGAACACAATTTTAGAAGGTTTACGGCCTTTATTTTCTATTAACGATATAGAGCTTGATTTATACTTTAAATCGCTTAAACCTGCTGATTTCATAGACATTCAAAATGTAGCAAAAGTTAGTGAAGATGAACAAGAAAAAGAAGGAATCACAAGAGATGAAGAAGTGCCTGTAGAAGAAGTGGAAGAAATTAAAGAAACCCCTGAAGATACTACTGAAGAAAAAGAAGAAGAAGTTGTGGAAGAACCACTTGAAAAAGAAGCCTCTTACAATGGTGCACAAATTAGTAGTGCAATAGATATTATCGCAAAAGTTGGAGAGGGTATCTTAACAAAAGAACAAGCTACAGTATTCTTAATACAATTCCTACAATTAGCACCTGAAGTTGCTAAAGGATTCTTTAGTGAAGGTGATAGTGCTGTAGAAAAACTAACAGAGTCTATAAATTTAAAAAAAAGTAAAGGCAAGTCGGTAGACTTAACAGATGATGATGGAAAGGTTATACTATCAAACTTAAAAAGCACAGAGGTTGATGAGAATGAATGGTTTGAATTAGGGGAAATAGAAGCTGAGGACAGCAGTACAGAAACAGAAGAGAATTTTCAGGCATTTGCGAGTCAGCATTTAAGCAAACATTATGAATTTGCTAGTGCTTACAAAATACCTTCTAATCCTGACAGCCCAAGTAGTGATAGTAACGCAGGATTTATAAGGGTTTTATATAGATATTCAAGAAACTTAAAAGCTAACAGCAGAGAGTTTTGCAAACAAATGGTAGGATTAAGCAGAGCAGGAACTTTATACACAATTAACAATTTAAAACAAGCAAAAAATCTAACAGTAAACAAAGGATTTGGAAAAAACGGAAGTTCAACATACGATATTTTTCAATGGAAGGGGGGCGTTTATTGTCATCATTATTTTGTTAGAAAGTTTTATATGAGAAAAAGAGTTCCTAAAGGAAGCGAGGTGACAATAGGTGGAAAGACCTACAAGGGTGGAACATACCTTCCAAATGGCAGTTTAAATATGTTTAGAAATAGCTTCTTAGCAGAGGTTAATAGTGGCAGATTTGCTTCAAGTTGGAAAAAGATTAAAGACCAAGAGCCAAGAACTCCTGCCCCAACTATAGCTCCTATTAATACTCCAACAAGAGGTAAATACAATTAAAAAATATGGCAATACAACACACACTTTTCATAAGTACGGACAGATTAAAAAAAGATTCAGCTTTGGGTGGCTCGGTAGACGACAACATTTTACTACCATACATACTAATGGCACAAGATAGGTATATACTACCTGTACTTGGAACTGATTTAAATGATGCTTTAGTTACTAAAATACAAGGTAGTAGTTTAGCAGGGGCATATCTTACACTTTTACAAACTTATATCCAACCTGCCTTAGTTCAGTACGCCTTTGCTACTTGTTTACCCTTCCTACGACTTCGTATGGTAAATAATTCTATAGTAACTATGAATAGTGAGCAAGGCTCTAGCGTTTCTCATAGCGATTTAAAGCCTTTAATTAATGCAAGTATAGACCAAGCTGAGTTCTACAGAGAACGATTGATAGATTACATAAGAAACAACACAAGCAGCCTACCTGAATACCAAACAAACACAGGTGCTGACTTACAGCCGACTGCTCAAAACTATTACGCAGGGCTAAATCTTGATGTTGCCCCAATGAGTAATAAAACAAAATCCTTTTTACAAGGAGCTGATATAACAATATGTTGCTAAGAGATGCTGACAAAACAAAAAGAAAAACAAAGGAAAAATAACGAACAAAAATTAAAAAAATATTTAGATAGTTATGGCAAACCAAAAACTGACAGACAAAACAGAACTAGCCGAGCAGGTCGGTAGTGGCGATTTACTTATGGTGGTCGATGTAAACGATACCACAGGTAGCTCAAGCGGTACCTCAAAAAAGATGGATTTTAAATACTTAATGCAAACAGATAAGTTTTCATTAAACAACACAGAGGTACAAGCGTTACATACTACGCCTAAAACCTTAGTAGGAGCTTTAAGTGGCTATATGGTAACAGTATATAATGTTACTCTGTTAGTAACTTATGCCTCTAGTACAGAAAGCTCAAATTCTAATTTAATATTTGGCTACGACCCATCACAAGACTCTCAATACTATGGTATATCTTCAAGGATTATGGGTAGCCAAACTTCTTCTAATACCTATATGTATGGTGGAAACCAAGCTACTCATGGAGTAAAAGGTTCAAGTATAATTAATTCAGCTTTTTCTATGTGGAGTAATGCAGCTTTTAATGGTGGCTGGTCTTGTGATGTTTATGTTACTTACGCTTATACAAAAGTATTATAATGAAGATAAACGAAAAACACTTATATTTCTTTTTGATAGTTCTTATTCTAGGAGTAGGAACTTGTAAAGCTCAATTCTTTAAGTATGCTACTTTCTATTCATCAGGAAGTATTAATACAAGTATGATTGAAGACCAAGACTATATAGCAATAAACAAAGGTTATGAAGAAACAACTCAAATCAACCCCTATGATTATAATTTTCAAATCGGAATCCGTAAGGTGGCTCGTTTCAATTATGAACAAAAGCTGGAAACTTGGTATACAGGCTCTGAAAAAAGCGTTGCTGACAATACTACCATTGGTAATAATAACGGTTGGGAGTATTTGTTTAATTATTCTTTTATCCGTAATCGTAGTGAAACATTTAATAATAGAGATTTTTGGATAAGATACTTAGGGAATAGATGTGTTACTAAAATACAGGCTAAGAATGATGAAAGAAGAAACTTAGAATACATATCTTTTGATACAAGGTTTAGAGTTAATAAAGGAGCATTTGATTTCACTATCGGAGCAGTTGGAAGAAACCATCCTGTCTACGGAATAACTCCTATTGAAGACTTTTGGGTAAGTGGAGAGAGTTCATTCCAAGAATTAGCAGAAGATTTTGGATATTCAACTCAATTTGTACAGGGTCAATGGCACTGGTTTAATGATGATGAATTAATAGCAACTTCAAATGATGAGTTTTTTAAGCACTATTTTGGCTCAGCTATAGCTCAATATAACCAAGACCAATTAAATGCTTTAGGGAGCGTTACAGAGCTTTCTGTGGCTATTGGCACAGCTTACTATTACTATAGTGATAAGTATTGGATTCATGGATGGCTAAATGTAATGCCTTTTCACTATGGATTAGATGATTATTCTTACAACTATGAGGGGGTTTCTACGGATGTTGATTTTGGATTGGTTGCAGGATGGAGAATTACAAAAAATTTAGGTGTGTTTGTAGAGGGTACTTATTTAGAATACTGGGAAAAGCCTATACAGGAGTTCAAATTTGGTTTTAATTATTTAATATTTTAGTATGAAGAAATTAATATTTTTGTTTTTAATTGTTAGCTATGGATTTAGTCAAACGAATTGTGAATTATGCGTTGAGCAAAATGGGTTTTATTGTGGGGATGATGAAGCTAATTGGACACAGTATTCTCCTCTTGGTTGTGTACCTAATGGCTTTAATAATCTCTTATATCTTAACGATGGTTGGTTAGACTGTGTAGATGGAAGCGATGAGGATGGTGCTGTGCCCACAACTTTAGAGGATTGTTCAGCATATGACTATGTTCCTTGTGACACTATTTATGTAGAAGTTCCTATTATAGACACTTTATATGTTACTGAATATATTGATTGTGCCACAGGTTTACCTTGTGGAAATACAGGCATCTTAGAGCTACTCCAAAAAACGAAAAACGAAAATAAAATATATAATCTAAATGGAAAGGAAATATACAAAAGAGAAAATGTATACATAGAGAATGGGAAAATTAACTTTAAAATAAAATAAAAAATGAAGGAATTAATTTTAAAATTTGTAAAAAGTAGAAAATTTTGGTACGGATTTGTAACTGTTATGCTGATATTATTCTCAGATAGCTTTGGAATTAGCGATACTAAAATGAATACGTTAGTTATTATTACTGTAGCCATGATTATTGGTCAAGGATTAGCAGACAAATCTTGTAATATGAAAAGCTAATGGCAACAGAGGTGTCTGAAAATAGCAAATTTACTCTAAGCCTTAAAACAATAATGGCTTTAATTGCTATTGTTGCGAGTTTTATTGGTATGTACTATTCGTTAAGTATGGAAATAGAGGCAGCAAAGAAATTACCAGTTGTAGAAATTCCTGAGCCTGAAGTAACAGCTACTGAATTTGGTTTGCGAATTGATTTAATTACACAGACGGTAATGAGTAATGCTGAAAAATTAGATAAAATAGAAACGCAGGTAGAGAAAATAGAGGAGAGAGTTTACGAGCTTAAATGAGATACCTTTTTTACATATTATTGTGGGTAATGCCCTCTAAAAGTCTGAGCCAATCGCTTATAACAACTACTCAATTGAAAGATGCGCAACAGTCCAATGTACCAATTGTCATTGAGTTTTGGGCAGATTGGAACGACAGTAACAAATGTCAATTCTTAAGTGGTCTAAAAGACTGTAGGAAATACAGAATATGTATTAAGGACAATCCTGACTTGGCAGAATCTTACAAGATTAAAGTGTTACCCACAATAATAGTTTTCAACAAAACAGAAGTAATAGCAACATTTAAAGGTAATCTAATGTTTGAGCTAGATGTTGAAAAAGAAGAAATCCAAGCTGTAATAGACAGCATAACAATCTCTAAATTTAGATAATGGTACTTTCAAAGAACTTTACATTAAACGAATTTACAAAAAGCGTGTCAGCAATTAGAAACGGAATTGATAATGAACCAACGAAAGAGCATATAAGAAATATACAACTATTGGTAAAATTCGTTCTACAGCCACTTAGAGAGGCTTTAGGAAGCCCAATTAGAATCACTAGTGGTTATCGTTCAGAGTCGTTAAACAAGTTTATAAAAGGCTCTAAAAGAAGCCAACATTGTAGAGGACAGGCATCAGACATACAATTTAAAGTAGATGGAGTAATGAATAATAAAATAATTTGGGATAAGGTTATAGAATTAGGATTACCATTTGACCAAATGATAAATGAGTTTGAGTATTCTTGGATTCATATTAGCTACAATCACGAGCATAACAGAAGGGCTTTGCTAGAGGCTTACAAAGAAAATGGAAGAACTAAATATAAATATCATACAATACAAAAAGGATTATGAAAATACTTAAAACAATATTTGGAGATGGAGCAGGTAAGCTAGTAGAGTCTGTAGGTGGTGTATTAGACAATCTAAGTACATCTAAGGAAGAAAAATTAGAAGCTAAAAGAAAAATAAAAGAATTAATGGTAAGCCATCAGGTAGAGGTGGAAAAGAATGTAACAGCAAGATGGCAATCTGATATGAATAGCGATAGTTGGTTGTCTAAAAATGTAAGGCCACTTGTATTAGTGTTTACTATTGCTTGTACTATGCTACTTGTATTCATAGATAGTGGCAGTATTACCTTTCAGGTAGAAGAAAAATGGACTGATTTGTTACAATTAACATTGATTACAATCATTGGGGCATACTTCGGTGGCAGGTCGGTTGAGAAACTTAAAAAATAAATTATCAAAAAAGACTATAGACTTAGATTAACTAAAACAGAACACGATTTAATAAAAGAAATGAGAATTTCTGAAGGTGGTGTTGTTAATAATGTTTTAGTAATTGGAGATTTGCACGAACCATTTTGCCTTGATAAGTATTTAGAGTTTTGTGTATCTAAATATGAGCAATATGATTGTACAGAAGTAGTATTTATTGGCGATATTATTGACAATCATTATTCTAGCTACCACGAAACAAATGCAGATGGAATGGGTGGAGCTGATGAGTTAGAATTAGCTATAGAAAGAATAGCAAGGTGGTATAAAGAGTTTGGAAAAGCTACAATAATCATTGGAAATCACGATAGAATGATTTTCCGTAAAGGGCAAACATCAGCTATTCCTAGTAAATGGATTAAGTCTTATAAAGAAGTTTTAGAAGTTCCTAATTGGAACTTTGTAGAACGATATGAAAAAGATGGAGTTCAATATTTACACGGAGAGGGTGGTACTGCAAGAACTAAATGTAGGGCAGATATGATGAATACAGTACAAGGGCATTTACATACTCAGGCATATTGTGAGCATTACGTTGGAATGAACTTTAGAATCTTTGGCATGCAAATTGGCTGCGGTATTAATCACGAAACTTATGCAATGGCTTACGCTAAGTATGGAAAGAAACCTGCTATTGGTTGTGGCGTAGTCTTAAACAATGGTAAACTTCCTATTAATCTCCTTATGGAACTATGATATTAACATTTTCTTGTTAATAAACTTTATTAAATATTTTATAACTTTGTAAAAATAATTATATATATTTGTGTAAAGCAATACACGAAGTATTGTAATAATTTAAACTAATTGAGAAGTGAAAAATATTAATAAAATGTTAAACGATATGAAAAAAGAATTAACACAATTACAAAAGGAGAAAGATAGTATTAGTGAGTTTGACAAGTATATGGAAGAATATAGAAAAAGGTCAGCTCGTTCACAAGAACTAAGTAAGCCTGAATACTATAATACTATTAAAGCTAAATGGCAAATAGACTATATAGGTTATATAAATACTGAGGTTGTGCAAGACCATGTTTTAGGGGATTACTATTCTGATTCAGGTAGGGGTAAATATGAAAGTGCTATATTTCAAGGCACTAAAAAACAACTTGATGATATGTTAAGTGTTTTATACACAAAGCCACATAACGAACTAAAAATAATAGGTTCATCATTTTTAGAAGAAGTGGGTGTAGACCACGACCAAGTAATGCAGGACTATTTAAAATCTAAAGAGTAATGGAAAAAGAGATTGAAGTTTATGTAGATTGGTTTTTACAAGATTGTTCAGACCAAAAAGCTGAGATAGAGTGGTTGGTATATAGTATGCTAAATAGTATATACAAAGAAGATATGGAGCAAGTTTTAAAAGACACTTATAAATATAATAAAAAATAAAATTATGGATATAGAAAAATTTATAGAGAAACACATATTACCATACGAAGATGATAATTTAGAATTAGAATATCGTAGGGGTAATATAGATTATGATATGGATTACTTAATAGAAAAATCAACAGAATTAGGAATTAAATTAAATAAATAAAAGTTATGGCAGTAAACTATATAGAAACAGCAGAACTACATACATTTAGCTGTGATGGACAAATAACGTATATAGGAGGCATAGATGCTAGTGGTAATGAAATAGTAATAGAAGTTTGTACATATCAATTATTGCATACTTTGGATATACCTTATATGAAAGAAAAGTTAAACGATTACATTAATAAATTAAATGAGAATACAAATGAGAAATAAACAGGAAATTATAGAATACTTTGACAAAATATCAGCAGACCTTGAGTTTGATATTATGGAACACTTAACAGAAGATGATTTAGATGAGATGGAAACCTTTGATGATTTAATGGATATATTAAGAAATGATGGTGCTTTTGATATTCAGATTATTTATTATCATAAAGCAATGAAATACTTAATGGCTAATGATACATCATTAACTGAAAGCCTTAATATTGCCAACGAGTATGGATATAAAACTTGTGATTTGAATTCTGAAATGTTAGCAAGTTTATTAGCAAGTGAAAAAGCTCAAGAAGAGTTTTTTGATTATGAGGCACAAATAAATGAACTATTAACTAAAAAATTATAAAGATGAGTTACAAAGATTTAATTATAGACCAAATGAATAATGATAATGTAAAGCCTAATACTCACGAAGGTAGGTTATTAGACTATTTAGAAAAGTTCGGCAGTATAACGAGCTTACAAGCGATACAGGACTTGGGTAATACTAGACTATCAGGAACTATTTATACACTTAAAAGAAAGGGTTATATTTTTAACACGGAATCTGTTTCTGTGCCTAATCGCTTTGGTGGAAAGACTAAAGTTGCTAAGTATTATTATATTAAATAATAAATGCTTTTGTAAAAAAATATATATATTTATAAAAAGAACTTATTATGGTAAATATAAACTTAAAAGAATTGGCTGAACATCTAGCCTTAGAAGAATGCAAAAGAGTCTATGGTGATGAACACGAAACTCTATATAAAAACAACTATCACGAATTTAGAGGTTATGTTATGCGACCTGCGGTAAGGGTTACATTTAACAAGATGTATAATAAATATTATGATATGATTACGGAATTAATTAAAAAAAAAGACAATGAAATATAAAGTATTAAGTACAAGTCAAGACATTAGAGAGTCTATATATAGGCTAATGATTAGAAATAAAATCAGAAAGGTAGAACTTGCTGATAAAATGGAGCTGTCTTATCCAAGTATATTGAACAAGATTGAGAACCCTGGAACATTTAAAGTTTCTGAGTTGCTTAATTTATGTAATATATTAAATGTGGACATTAACGAATTATTAATTAAATACTAAATAAAAATGACAAAAAGTAAATTAAAAAATATTCAAGCTAATGGTAATTGGAAAGACTTTTACAAGTTTGATTTAGAATTTGAAGATGGAACTATGGGTACTATCTTTAAAAAGAGTGATAATCATAGATTAGAAATAGGAAAAGAGTACAACTATTCTAAGAATGAGAAAGGCTCTATTAAAATCATTCCAGAAGGTGGGGGTTTTACTACTAACTATACTAATAATGATGATAGACAGAAGTATATTATCAGACAGAGTATGTTAAAAGCTGCTGTGGACTTTCATTCGGGCTCTAGTTGTACTACATCACAGGTTATTGGTACAGCAGAGGAGTTTGAGGAGTGGGTTTTAAACAAAAAGAAACCTGTTGAAGTACCTTTTTAACAACATTATGTTAATAACTACTATATAATATACTTAACAATTATATAAGAAATATTATATATTTAACACACAATGAAAAAATCAATATTAGCATCTACTCCTTTTCTTATCTTAAACAAATCTCTTTTAGTTGCCTTTGGAATAGATGCTAATGTTGTGTTGTCACATTTATATCAGCAACAAAATTACTTTAAAGAACAAGGACAACTAGATAATGGAATGTTTTTTTGTACTACAGAAAACATCAGCTGTGTAACTACTCTTTCGTACTATCAAATTAAACAAGCAATTGCTACACTTACAAAATGGGGCATACTAAAAGTAGTACGAAAGGGTGTTCCAGCTAAACTATACTTTAAAATAGATGAATCTCAGATATTAAAAAACTTAAACTCTAGTATTCAAAAAACTTCAATACTAGATTGTCAAAATTTTAATAACAAGATGTTAAAAAACTCTAACACTATTAATAATAATAAAGAAATAATATTAAAGAATAATAATAGTATATCCCCAAAGGACAAATTTTTAAATGATGTTAAAGAATTAAGTCCTAAAGAATTTATAGAAGATTTTTTAGACTACTGGACTGAAGAAAATAATAAAGGAAAGATGAGATGGGAGCTAGAAAAAACTTGGAATACATCATTAAGATATAAAAGATGGGTAAGAAACAATGCTAAGTTTGAAAAGACCACTAAAACTACTGAGCCTAATTTCCCAGATTATTATGACATACATTTTGCTAAAAGGTTAGAACAAGACCAGACAGCTCTTAGAAGTTATTACAAGCATTTAGAGAGCTTGGGTTATAAAAAGAAAGTAAATCATTATGACGGTAAAATTAAATGGATTAAAAGATGAATATTGTAGTATCAGTAATATGGAATGGGTTAATGCTTGGGGTACGACACTTTGAAGCAGACAAAAACCATCCTTATTTTGAAATGAGAATATATTTACTACTAATACAACTAACAATATTTATAGACAACAGAAAATGAAAGAAATAGATTTACAAAATAGTATAGTTACATACTTAGAATATACAGGAATGTTATTTACTTGTACGCTTGGGGGGGTGTTTTTGGGCAAGTCTAATTGGAAACAAAAGAGAATGTTATCTAAACACTACTCAAAAGGTGTTCCAGATGTGCTTATTTTTGAACCATCTAACAACGATAAATACAATGGCTTAATGGTAGAACTTAAAGTAAAAGGAAACTATCCTACAAAAGAACAGAAAGAATGGATAGCGAAATTAAATGCAAGGAATTATAAAGCTGTAGTGTGTAGGTCATTAGAAGAATTTATAGAAATAATTAATGCTTATAAAAATGAAGAAATATAAAAATATAGAAAGACCTAAACACATGGTATATACTCACTGTTTTTTATTTTGTGTAGATGATGGAAGGTCAGGAGAAACATTTGTGCTTAGAGATTTAGAAACAGACTTTGAGGGTTTAGATTATGATAAATATATAGATAGAAAAGTACAAGAGTTATATTCTAAATACAATACGAATGTAAAAATAGAGGGTAGCAGGTTGGGGCTTTGGGAGTATGATGAACTTATTAAATTGGGTGTACCTAAATTGTGTTAAGTCTTAATGTATATATAGACAAAAAGTATACCAAACTAAATGAGATTAGTAGGAAATTAACATCAGACAAATATCCTGATTATGAAGATTTGCTACACGAAGTTATTTTAGAATTATATAGTAAAAATGAGGAGTTGATTAATGGTCTAATTCAAAGGGGAGAATTATTGTATTATATCGTAAGAATTATGATTAATCAGTATCATTCTTCAACTTCTCCTTTTTATTCTAAATACAAAAGACATTATAAACTAAGAAAACAATATAAAGAAAATTATATATTTAATAAAGAGGGTGGTATTGGTATAGAGAATTGGGAAGAACTAAAAGAAATGGAAAGAAAGTTGAACTGGATAGATAAAAAATGCCAAAATCTAAATTGGTTTGATGTACAGATATTTAAAATTTACTATTTAAATGGTTTTAGTTTAACCACAATGCAGATGGCCACAAAGATAAACAGAAACACTTTAGGAAAATCAATAAGAATCGTTAAAAAGTATTTAAAAAATGAAAGAAAAAAGTAAAGGTCTGGGAGATACTATAGCAAAGATTACAAAGGCTACAGGAATAGACAAAGTAGCTAAGGCAGTATTGGGTGATGACTGTGGGTGTGAAGAAAGAAGAAAGAAACTGAATCAAATGTTTCCAAACTTTAAAAACATCAGACAGTTTACAGAAGATGAGATAAAAATATATGATGAAGTTATACCTACTGTAGACAAAAAAGGTATGCTCACTCCTGCTGAAAGACAAATAGTATCTGCTTTATATGTTGGAGTGTTTGGAGCTAATCCTGAATGGAAAAGCTGTAGCCCTTGTAATAAAAGGATAATGGATAACCTAAAAAAAGTATATGAAAAGTCTTGTAAGATATGAGAAATCATACTAAGGTATATATGACATTCTTTTGGTTAGATGAAAGCGATTATATTGCTTGTGAAATGTGTGGCAGTCAAGGGCAAGACATCCATCATATAAAGCCACGTGGTATGGGTGGCAGTAAATGTGTAGATTATATAGAGAATTTGATTTGTTTATGTAGAGATTGTCACACACAAGCAGAAAGCAATAAAGAATTTAACACATATTGCAGAATAAAACATTTAGAAAACATTAATAAATATTTATATGAAAATTACATTAGTAAGTATAAGCAGTCTTAATCCTGCTGAATACAATCCAAGACAGATAACTAATAAACAATACTTAGACCTAAAATCAAGTATGGAAAAGTTTGGTTGTGTTGACCCTATAATAATAAACATTAATCCTGAACGCTTAAATGTAGTTGTAGGTGGTCATCAGAGGCTAAGAATACTAAAAGAGCTTGGAGCAGAGAAAGTGCCTACAGTAAGTGTAAATCTAAGTGAAGAAGATGAGAGAGAGTTAAATGTAAGGCTTAATAAATCAGGTGGAGATTGGGATATGGATATACTAGCAAATGAATTTGATATAGTAGACCTGAAAGAATGGGGTTTTAAAGACATTGAGCTTGGTTTTAATATAGACAAAATAGAAGATGATTCTTATACTAAGAAAATAGACACCCCAATCTATGAACCAAAAGGAATAAAGCCAAAGGTGTCAGAATTGTACAATGAAGATAAGGGGTTTGAGCTTTTGGAAAAGATTAGAAAGTCTAAAGTCAGTAAAGCTGAAAAGGAGTTTTTAACAATAGCATCATTTAGACACGTTGTATTTGATTATAGTAAGATAGCTGAATACTATGCGCATTCTAATAAAGAAATGCAGGAACTTATGGAAGATAGTGCATTGGTAATAATAGATTTTAAAAAAGCCATAGAAGATGGATATGTAAAACTTGCAGAACAAATATCTAACGAATATAATGAGGAGTATGGAAAATAAAAAAAAAGAGTTTTGTATTTTTATATTAACACATGGCAGACCAAACAATGTTATAACATATAATACATTAAAAAAAGCCAAATGTAAATATCCAATATATTTAATAATTGATAACGAAGATAAGTATGGTGAAGATTATATAAAAAAATTTGGAAAAGAAAATGTAATAATTTTTGACAAACTAAAAGAAAGTAAAACATTTGATGCTGCTGATAATTTTAATAATAGAAAAACAATAGTATACGCAAGAAATGCCTCATTTAATATTGCAAAAAAACTAGGTTATAAATATTTTTTACAATTAGATGATGACTATACACAATTCTTATTTAGAATTAATAATAAAATGCAACATCCAAAATCTTTTTATTTAATTAGAACAAGATTAAATAATATTATAAAACATACTTTAGAATATTATAAAAGTATAGATGTAAAATCAATAGCTTTTTCACAGGGTGGAGATTGGTTTGGTGGTAAAGATAATTTTGGTAAGTTTAAAAGAAAGGCTATGAATAGTTTTTTTTGTTCTACAGAAAGGCCATTCAAATTTATAGGCAGAATAAATGAAGATGTTAATACTTATACAAATTATCAAAGTAAAGGAAATGTTTTTTTCAGCATACCATTTGTACAACTAAATCAACTGCAAACACAATCTAATGAGGGTGGAATGACAGACGTTTATTTATCAAGTGGCACATATATAAAAAGTTTTTATACAATTATATTTTCTCCAAGTTGTTGTAAAATATCATTAATGGGAAGAACGAATAAAAGATTACATCATAAAATTAATTGGAATAATGCAGTACCTAAAATCCTAAATGATAAATATAAAGTAAAATGAAAAAAGCAAAAATTACAATAGAAATAGAAAATATAAATAATGCTATCTCTTTATATAATGCAATAAGAGTTTTGAAAGATAAGTATAAAATAACAAAACTAGAAATACAACAAGACATAAAATAAATTTAATAAAATGAGCAAAAAAGAACACATAAAGAAAAAAATGTTAATAGAGAGTTTAGAGAATTCATTAGGAATAGTATCTACAGCTTGTACTAAAGTGAATATAAGTAGAAGTAGTTTCTATAAATGGTATAAAGAAGATGAAGAATTTAGAAAGAAAGTAGATGAAATAGACAGCGTTAAATTAGACTTCGTTGAAAGTCAACTATTTAAGAATATACAAAACCTAAAAGAAAAAAGCATTATATTCTATCTACAACATAAAGGGCATAAAAGAGGATATATACAAAAGCAGAATATAAACCTTACCTCTAATGAAGAAAAAATAAATAAGATAGAAATTGAAATCGTTAAACCTACAAGGAACAGTAGTACTACAGAAGAATCTTAATGCGACCACTAGAATCGTTGTAAATCAAGGTGGTACTAGAAGTAGTAAGACATATTCTTTAGCACAGTTAATAATCCTGAAAGCTCTACAGGAACAGGGTAAGGTATATACAATATGTAGAAAGACCTTACCAGCTTTAAAGGGTACTGCTTATCGTGATGTAATGTCTATTCTTGAACAACATAATTTATATAATCCTGACAATCATAATAAGTCAGAACTAACCTACAGGCTTAATAATAATGACATAGAATTCATATCTGTTGATATGCCTCAGAAGATTAGGGGGCGTAAGAGAAATGTATTATGGCTTAATGAGGCTAATGAGTTTAGCTTTGAAGATTGGGTACAGCTATCATTAAGAACAACAGAAAATATCTATTTAGACTTTAATCCTTCAGACCCATATAGTTGGATATATGATAATGTAATGAACAGAGAAGATTGTACATTTATTAAATCTACTTATTTAGATAATCCTTTTTTACCTGAGGAAACAATTAAAGAGATAGAAAGGCTTAGAGATTTAGATAGTAATTACTGGAAGATATATGGACTTGGGGATATGGCACAGCCTACGGAAACTATATTCAGGCAATTTGAGATTTGTAATAACATACCTAGTGAAGCAACCCTAATAGCTATTGGAATGGACTTTGGTTATTCTAACGACCCTACAGCAATAGCAGAGGTGTATAAATTAAATGATGATTTGTACATTAATGAGCTTATATATAGTAAAGGGTTAACAAACCAAGATATAGCTGAGAAGTTAAGAGAATTAAACATCACAAGGCAAACAGAAATAATAGCAGATAGTGCAGAGCCTAAATCTATTGAAGAACTGCATAGACAAAATTTCAATGTAAAGGGAGCAAAGAAAGGTGCTGATTCTATAAATATGGGAATAGATATTTTAAGGCGTTTTAAGCTACATATAACTAAGAATAGTATAAATACACTAAACGAGTTTAAATATTATAAATGGCTTACGGATAAGAACGGACACATAGTAAATAAACCAGCCACTAACCAGCAAGACCACTTAATTGATGCTGTTAGATATGTTGCTTTAAATAA